ATCTAACCGATGTAATAACAGGCAGCGGCCGCAAGCTCTACACAATCAAAGTTGACGGCTGGACGGGTCAGAAAAACAAGGAAATCAGCCTAACATTAGAAGAGGTCTAAAAATGAATGTATACAGACAACTAGCAGAGGGCGGCGGCTTTAATCTGCCCTTTTTGGTGCATTTATCCAGCCCCGACAACGCAACGCATATTTATTTAATCAATGACAATCAAGACATGACCTATAACGGCCATACATACTCGGCAAGCAATTTTACATATTCACCGAACACCAGCGGAGACAGCACCCTAAATGTCGAGCTAGTCCAGCATGACGAAATAATCGAGCTGCTGGAAGATTGCGAATATTTCAAGGTCGAAGTAATCGGCATATTTAACGGCGAGGAAGTCGAGGAAATCGGACAGTATCGCCATAAATACGGCGAGGGCACATGGGACGGCGCAAAATTGGAAATGAAGCTGAATAAGGACGACCGCGGCGGAATGACATTTCCCGCATTGATTTTCAACAGCTACAACAACAGGGGCAACAATTAAAAATGAAATATGATGATTTACTAAATATCCCGTTTAAGAAGTTTGGACGCGACAAAAACGGCTTTGACTGCTACGGCGTAGTAATGGAGTGCTGCAAGCGCGCGGGCACACCGCTAAAAGATTTATACGGCGACATCGTAGATTTACCCGTCGGCGGGGTAAATGACTATATAAGCGGGGGATTGAATGTGCGCCAAATCGACACCCCGAAAGTGGGCGCGCTCGTATATTCAAACTATCAAGGCAATGTTCATGTCGGTTATATTGTTTCCCGCGGCTGCGTACTACACGCGACCATAGACAAAGGCGTGAAAATATCGCCGCTCGTAGCATTGCACCCCATAGCATATTATGAGGTTGTAAATGAAAGCGACACTGTACAAGGAACTATCAAACAGACAAACACCGATTGAATTACCAGCAGGCAAAAGCATAAAAGAAGCCCTGCCCGACATCGACCTTGAAAACGCAATAATCGTTGTAAATGACAAAGTAGTAAAACCCGATTACATACTAAAAGAAAATGACATCGTAACAATCAGAGTAACACCAGCCGCAGCGACAACCATTGCTATTATTGCCGTTGCCGTAGTAGCGGTTACCGCGGGAATTATCGGCGGAGTCGCCTTGTACAAAGCGAAAGCGGCAGCCGAAAAAGCCGAGGAAGAACTCGAAAAAGTAAAGAAGCTCACCAATAAAAGCGACATCGACAACCGCCCATTTTTACGGGGCGCGTCAAATACATTGGCAACGGGCAACAGCCAGCCGTATATCATCGGGCGGCATTTTTTCACACCGTATTTATTAAGCAGCCCATTTTATAAGATTACAGGAACAGACGGCGCGGACGAATACACCTACACCGTGCTGGAATGTGGATTTAATAAGCAGATTATCCAAAAGCTCGCCATTGACGACATCGTAATAAAATCATTTTCGCAGACATCGCCGCAAGAGGGCGCATTTAATCTCGACACTGGCATTTTTGCAGAGGACGGCCGCGTCGAAATCGCGCAGGACGGTGCACTATTAACGGATCTTCCTGCCTTAAATTACAAAGTAGAATCTAAAGCCTGCAATGACGAAATCCCGCACGACAGCGACGTAACGGCGGGCACAGAGGAATATTTAACCTACACACTGAACCCATACGCCAAAGATGTAGACATCGCTATTACTTTCCCCTATGGTCTTTACGCCACGAACGACGACGGCGTCACAATCGAAACACAATTAAACATCACGCCGCAGTTTTCGCTAGACGGCGGCAGCACATGGCAGAGTTTCACATTTAATAACAACGGCACACAGACGACATTATTTAAACGCGATGTTGCAACAAAAGAGCTGCGCTTCGTAGCCCACAAGGATTTTACAGCGGCCAACTATGCGACATTACGGGCAAACGGGCAGAACGCTATATATATCAGAGTAAGAAGCGACGGCAACGCGGGCAACAGCATGATACATAACGATTGCTATGTATTGTATTATCAAAGCGTATGCTATGACCCCGACAAGAGTACCAGCGAATTAGTACCTTGCCGCGTCGTAGAGGACAGGGAGCGCGCCTATTGTACGATTTTGGGCTTAAAGCTGAAAGCAACAAAAATAAACGAGGACAAATTAAAGAAAATCAATGTCATTTCCCACGGCGTAGCCCGCACATGGAACGGCACGGAATGGAGCAGCACGAAAAGCGCAACCCGTAACCCCGCCGCTTGGGTATTGGAAATTGAAACCAGCGACAGCCACCCAGCAAGCAAGTATTTAGACAGCGAAATAGACCTCGACAGCTTCGGCGATTATTACGAATGGTGCGAATTAAACGGCTATAAGTTCGATTGGGTAATCACACAGAACACAAAAAAAGACGATGTATTAAATTACATCTTGGAAGCCACAGGAGCAGTTATCTACACCGACATATACGGCCGCCGCGCCGTAGCATTTGACCACCCGCAGGAAAACGCGCTGGCAGTCTACAACCCGCAGAACATCATAACAATTCAGAATAAAAAGACATTCGGACGCAGAACCGACGGCCTGCGCATTAAATGGGTAAATTGCGAAAATGATTTATTCCAAGAAGATACATATTTGCTCATGCGCGAGGGGCAGACGCTAAACGCCGACAGCATAATAAAAGATTTGACGGTAACAGGCGTTACTACATTCGACCACATCGTAAAATATGCCCGCCGCCTTATGGCCATTGAAACACTACGCCCGAAAACCACCGTTATTGATGTAGGTAACGAGGGCGTGTTTTATACCCCGCTATCTAAGATTTTAATACAGGACGACAGCCTTAAAATAGGAATCGGCAAGGGCTACACAATCCGCGAGTGCGTATGGCAGAGCGGGCTATTAAAGAAAATCTACACAAACGAGCCGCTAACATTCGACCCCGCCAAAACATACGGAATTATCGCCAACTGCTACACCGACGACGGCGCGAAACCCGTAGCGATAAAGGTAGAGGGAACGGGAACAACCAACGAATTAACGGTATTAACGGCAATCGGAAGCAGCGCGACCGCCAAGCCCGAAACTGGTAATATTTTCAGCTTCGGCGAATTGGATATGGACGGCGAGTTTACCAAGGTAACGACCGAGTATTTAATCAGCGGCATTAAACGCAGCGAAAAAGGGTTTAGCCTTGATTTGGTAAACTATAACGTGGCCATATACGACAGCGGCACTATGCCAGCGTATAAAAGCAACATGACCAAAAAGGCAAGCGCAGAGAAAAAGGGAATCCCAGCCGACAGCGTAACCCATGAAGAGCTGCTGGAAACCGTTGCCACCGTAGACGGCTCAAAAGCCGCGCAGGAAGCCGCAAACGTTGTCACCCACGGGATTCACTTTACTAATGTACACCGCATTAAAGATATGGAATTGTCGCTCGAAGAGATTTTAAGCAAAATTGACCAAGTCCGACAGGAAGCGGCCGCAGGAATCAGTGTGTCCGAAGATGAAATCTTACTAATGGTCGCCGACACCGAAGCGGAGCTGCGCGCCCTAGTAGATATACAATCAAGCGCAATAACGGCAATGGTACAGGGCGGCGGAGCTACGGGGCAGATGTCGCTATCCCTCGAATTGCCCGTAATCATAGACGCAGCAACCCGCGCGCAATTCGTACAGGCCAGCACCGAAGCGAAAGTCGCCGCCGTATATGCGCAGCTAGAGGGCATAAGCGGCGCGGGCATAAGATACGCAATCAAGGGCAACGCCAGCAATGCAGCCGTAAAAGCATTATGGGACGACGCGGTGGCGGGCGCGCTTATAGCAAGTCAGATAGATTTATCGGCTACACAAATAAACATAGCAGCCGAACACGTTGTTATTACAGGACAAGGGAGCACCCACGGGCAGACGATTATAGACGGCGATTATTTAAGAACATCGCTAATTGAAGTTGATAACCTGCTCGCTCAAAATATCGTATTAAAACAGCAGGGGTTTATTAAATCACATAATTACGCAGAAAGTAGCGGAAGTCCGACGGCGGGTTTTATGCTGGACGCAGCAAACAACGTTATTAAAACATACGGAATGAAAGCATATAACGGAGATTTTCGTGGCAATATAGAAATGAGCGGGGGTTTTTTAAAGGCAAATGACACCCCATTTAAACCTATGGCTATGATTAACTTAGGTTATAACAACGACACTATACAGCTAACTAATTCAAAGAATATTAGTTCAGTAACAAGAAATGAAAAAGGGGTTTATACAATCTTTTTAACAAATCCCGTAAAATTAAGCACACATATTTACGCTGGTAATAGATATATAGACGTTTTCGCGATAGGAAACGCAGCCGATACATTCGACGCAGGATTTACGAATCCTATACATATTACACCAAATTGGCTGCGCCAATATGTAGACGGGCGATTAACTGTTGACGGAAACGGTATTGCAAGCGTAAACTATCTTGTATTGTACTTCGCAGATAATAATTATGACCAATTACAAGACCCTAGATCTGCACAAATATTTATATTTGGAACGGAGACCGATTAGAAATGAAAAAATATTTATTTTTTATTTTGACAACGATTTTATTTTTTTCTTGTCAGCATGAAACACCATATAATTTCACGGAAATAGACACGCCTGCAGAAATTGCACAGCGCGCGTTTAATTTTGCGGAATTATACGAACAATCCGAAACCATTTATGTTTTGGGCGGACAAGACCCAGCACGAAGCGCGATAAAAATAGACTGTTCGGGTTTAATTATAATGAGTTACAAATACGCCCTTGTTGATACAAAATACCAGCTTTTAGAAAATGACATGACAGCAAATTATATGTATCAAAATGCAAGTACAATTATTGATAAAAGCAATTTAAGAAAGGGTGATTTAATATTTATGGGCGAAGCGGACAGCGACAAAATAACACACATAGCAGTTTTTGAGAAATCAGAAAACGGCATTATTTATTTTATTGACAGTACGCAAAAAGATACAAACGGTGACGGTGT